TTTTTGCTCTATCTTGTCGTGATTTTATATTCACACATTGTCTTGCAAAATCGCTTATAAAAGGGATTAAATCAGGTTTATCTTTCCCTCTAGGGGTATATTCAACAAGCTCTTTGTGTTCGTTAAAAGCTTTGAACATATCTTCTCTTTCTTTAATAGTGCCAATACGAGTAACAGCATTAATAAGTGGTGCAATATAGAAGCCTATTGTAGTTGGGTTTAATTTACTCTTCATTGAATAGTCTTGCTTTGTAATTAATGCTTGTAAAAATGAATTATTTATATTTAATAAACCCTCATTAATTAAGTAGCGAGTCTCCAATTCTTTTAGAGACATCATATCTGCAATATTCCCTACTGCCACTAAATCTAAGAAGTAGTCTGCAAACTCAGTATCGTAATGATCGTCTAATGCCTGACATACTTTATAAACAATTCCTGCACCACTTAATGACAAGTTACCTTCATTATTTAAGTATGGGTTAACAATTGTAGCATATTTACTTTCTTCACAATCAATTTCATGGTGATCAATTACCACTACATCTATGCCTTTTTCGTAAAATCGTTTATGATCTTCTTCTTCATTTGATGATGCATCTGGAATTAACAGCAGATCAATATCTAAGGCATCATTTACATCAGCAATACCATGTGTTTTTTTATCATGAATGTGATAAGTAATATCTAATTCTTCATTTTGTAATTTCAAATATTGATACAATATCGATGCACTGGTATAACCATCTGCATCTGAGTCTACTACTATATGTATTTTTGAACCATTATCAATATGTTTAACAATTGTATCTTTAACTTTATGTATATTCTTTAATATTCTCCAATCTTGAGTGACTGATTTATCTAAATCAAGGTAGTCGTGGAGGTTTGATACGTCTCTGTTTTGTGAGAGTGTACCAATAATATCAAATATGTAATCATTGTCTCCTATTAGTTCGTATTTAAACAATCAACCTCTCACCTTTCTTTTCTCTTCATAGAGTTTACACCAGTTATCAAAATTATCACTAGGACTTTCCTTATCTTTGAGTAAACCTTTGGTATCATAGATACAATACAGCTCTTGATTTTTCATAAACTTATCAAATTCATCTGGATAGAAGTTTTTATCTACAAGTCCACCTCTACCTATCTCTGCGCCTTTGTCATAAGCTATAACAATCCTTATGCCTAACAAAGTTAATTTCTTTACTTGCGTTTTTGATAGTTTGTGACCGCCAATAGCGACTGCATTCTTTATCCCTTTGTCCCATAATTGCTGAACCCCCTTTTCAGCCTCTAGCACTATCACTTCTTTATGTTTTAAAATATGATGTTTTGCCCTGTCTAACCCATATAAAATTTTTGTTTTAGCACAAGGGTGTAAGTATATGTATTTATTCTCATGTGGAAGCACATCTTTTCTATTTAGTCTCCCTTTGATTCCCACTAAATTACCTAATTCATCTCGAATCGGAATGGTGATCATATTTGATTCTATATCATAACCAAGCTCAAACTCTTCTTGTGTATAATACCCTATTCCATCATTTTTAAATAAGTCTGTTACATACAATCCGTAATAGTCTAGGATACTTTCGTCTATGGGTTCAAGATGTTCATCAACAGAATCTTTTTCCCTATTTTTTATTCTCATCATATCTCTAGCCCATGATGCTAATTTTGATTTTGGTTTTTGCTTTTCGTAATAATCATAGTTACAAACATCACATATCCATTTTAAGCTGTCAGAAAAGTAACTTTCATTCACAAATGACACTAGTGAGATAATGTCGCTGTTACCATATGCATCTTTTATATTTCTTGTATATGCATCTACTTTTAAATTATCTTTATATACAACAGTAGAGTTTTGGTTGTCTCCGTCAGGCATACCACAAGAATAATACCTGCTGTTTGATTCTATTGAATGCATACCTAATTCTTCTAGGATTAATCTAATTTTATCATCATCAATAATCCTTTCTTTTAAATCTAAAGCATCCAAAGTATTCACCTCAATTACACATAAAGTTATTTATCGTTCTTCGGTTTAAATACCTTAGTTAGAAAGCCTACTTCATACCATGTATTTCTATCTAAATTAACCTCTGTAACTAAGACAGTCCCCTTACCTGTACCCCTATTTTTCGCTATTTTTTGTCCATAGTATGTTTTGTTTTTATCTAATTCATATGTACCCCATTCGTTAGTGATTCTATATTTATGATAATCATTCGGATTTAATCGTTTCTCCAGAATCATGTGATCAACTACATGGTATAACTGCTTGGCGTTAGCTATGTTATTAGAGTTTAAATCAAAGATATCAATATTATGAGTCTCATCGGTTAATTGAATCGTACAATATCCTGCTACATTCATTTCTCCGCAAACATTCTTAATCATTGTCGTTGTCTGCTTTACTGTTTCCCACTGATCACCCTTGTACCCTTTTAATGTATCGTAATAAATTACTTCTACGCCTAACCCTAATACGTGCTTTTTGATTTCACGTTGTAAATCTTCATCTGAATATTTATTTAGTTCCAAAAAATAAACTCTTGTATTTTCTTTGATCCACTCCCCAAC